TTGACTACCTTTGTCATTTCCTCTCGGCTTGCGCGTTTTCCTTTAGGAGCATAACCCGCATTTGCAAGCGCTCTGCCGATCGCCGAAGTCTCGCAATTCTCCAATGCTGAAGTCTGGTTAACACCTCTACTAGTAACTGTTTCTTCAGCCAGACCAGTTGCCCACGCAACACTATCTGAAGCAGTCTTAAATAGATAAGCCTTAACAATGTATCGATTACTCTCGATAACTTCCAACTCAGTTGATAGACGAAAATCTGGATAGTCCTTAATAAATTTCTCAAGTCTCACCTCTACTGGTTCATAGTCCGCTAGATTAAACATAAAGCCCATTCTCCTCTGTTGCTAGTTGTCCACCAAGTGCGCCGTAGCTGCATAGATCGACCCAGTTGTCGAGGTGTTGTGCTGATTGATTAGTTCTTGCAAGTTTAACAAGTACCATGATCCCTGCCACCTGATAGTCATGTATTGGCATTTGTAGGTATGCACTAAGGAGCATCGCGGTGTGTTGCAAGTTATCTGCCGGGTGACCGTATGAAAGGCCACGATCAGAGATTGTGTCGGTTGCGTTGAGTAGGATGTCACGAGCTATCATTCTTGCCAAAATTCTTGTCTGTTAACAGCTCGACCTCTGTGATAACCCTCGCGCTTACCTCGCTCATAGCCTGATTCCCAGACATGTGCGTAGATAATCCATAAGGCGAGTGGTATAAGAATCACCACTATGCCTACAACTTGATTGTCAGTCATTGTTACTCCTATCGCACCAGCGCCCTCGGCTGGTGACAGGCTTAGTGTTGCACAGCCCTGCGACTATTTAGGTTTTATTTGATAACGAAATGATAACGATTCTGCCTCATCGACTGCATCGTCTATGGTCTTGCGAACAGGAAAGATGTCTCTAACGAGGTCGTCCATAGACCTTGCCACCTACGATAAATGTGCCATTCTTCTCAATGTAAATAAGATCAACTTGGACATTCTTACCCTTGACATAGATAATCGAGAACGCTTGTTGCCAGTTGAAAACCCCATGCGTATAGTGGGCACGATTTACTTCCATGATGTGCCCACTTTCGACACCATGCAGGATACGCCCTACGCGGCCCCCAGAGGCCTCTGTGAACGATGATCTCCCAGCCCTGTGCGTGTGACCACTAATTGTACTCTTGCCTCGCCTACGGGCCCCTTCCAAGGCCGATAAACCCCCTTGTGGCTTGATTGGTGTGTGATCCCCATGAACCGCAATCCAATTAGGGGCAATAGGCATTTCGTCACGCCAAAACTTGATGCCTAATTCATCTAGCTTTAAGAACTTTTCAAACCGCAGTTCAGGCAAAGCGCCTAGTGCTGGAATTTTGCTACTTATTTGATTGTAAAGTCTGTCTGTGTGATTACTACGGATCATGTCCGTCACACCTAGTTCCCAGAGAATGTCCACTGTCATGTCTCGGTTGTCGCCTAGAGTTTGAGCAAACCAATCGGCGCGGCCTTCACTCCAACGCCCCAATTCTGTGAGGTCCATTTCGTCACCAAGGGTAACTGTCTGGTCTGCCTTAAAAGTACGAGCGAAGCGAATCAGGTTATTGGTGACATGCGCATCATGTAGAGGAATTTGCATGTCTGGAATTACCAGAATTTTCTTAATCGTCATCCTCATCTTCGTAATCGCCGAACCTTTCTGGTTCGACTGGAGATGGCAAGATCCACGCTGGATAAGCCTGTGGCTCTGTGATCATAAACAAAGCAACAGACTCGGTAAAACCTGCCTTACGCAAGGCCTTCCAGTATTCGTGTAACGCTATGCAATAAGCCTCAAGTGCTGTGTAGCCTTGATCTTCTAATGCCTTAGTTTCTTTTCTCGCCATGAGATAATTGTCACTTCTCTAGGATGCGTAAGATGGTTTCGACACGCGCTTCCAGTAAGTTAATCTGGTCGCGCATTGATGAGCCTGAGTTAGGCTTTAGTTCTTGAAGGTAGTGCTTTACTAACCACCGCACCGAGCCAATAAATGAACCAATAACGGTCGTAGCAGCAACAGCAAGAACCGCCATGTCCTGCGCAATCATTATCGTTTAGGTGTGGCATAACCAAACACGCCGGATAGTACTGACCACAACACTGCTCTGTAGTCTAAATCGAAGTTGGTTGCTGACCATGCTGCTAGAAATGCTCCTGCTGCAAGGATTGCTGGATTCTTTAGGTTCATAGTTTTCCGCCTAACATAGGTATTTGATAAAATTCACCCAGTAAGTCAGCTTCTTTCTTAAAGCTGAAATGCACATGGTGATTGTGTTTGTTAGCCCCTGTGTACTTGCGCCACTTCCACCTAAGAATAGGGGAGCAGATTGACCCGTTAAAAATAATGTAAGACACACGCTTCTCGGATCCTTTTTTACAGGCAAGACGAATTTGATCAACAAGGTCGGGCATAATGTCGGGCTTGGCTTTGCCGGATAAGTCACGATCGACATCGATGGCGCGTACCCAGCCTTGCTCATCTGGATTATGATCAGACTTACGAGCACCATGTCTGGTATCACCGATCCAACCATCCGATGTGCGGTCACGATCTGGGTAGGCATCATCGAACTGCTCACGAAGCTGAACTGCCGCTTTGCTTAGTCTTGGATTCATTAACCTAAAAGGATGGCCGCTTCATCGGCTGTAAGGCCGAGACGATCAAGGATTGCTGCGCGAGCTGTTGCTTTATCGGCTGCCTCTGCTTCACGCTCTGCTTCTAGTGCTGCGTGTGCTTCTGCATCTGCTTCGCGTTGTAGTACTTCTGCATCGGTTAGTTCTATCTCAAGAACTTCACCTGTTTCGCAATTTACTTCGATGCGTGTTGGATTTGTCATTGTTTCTCCTTATGAGTTCTTGATGCCGTATAGATAAAATGATGAGTATTGTGCAAGATCAACACCGTTTGCCTCTAAAGAAATAGAAGTAATGGCGGCAGTGTTTGACCATAATCCAGCAACTAAATTTTGATAAGCGGCTGTTGCGTTAGCCTCAATAACTGAATCAATGGATACAGATTTATAACTTGATCCAGCGTAGTTAGGTATGTAACACTCGTAATTTCCAAAATTATTTGCTGTGGAATTTACTGCTATTGCCCAAATGTATGCTTGACCAGTTCGCCTAAATGAGGATACGCTACTACCCGTTCCTTCAATAGTTGTATCTGTGTAGGCTGTTCCACCACTAGAATTAAATTGTAATTTAATTTGACTAATACCACCAGAAACGTTGCGCGGGGATGCTTTGATCACTAAATCTGTATAGGTAGATGGAATAGATGAGAAAGTAACTATTGATGCACCACCTGATCCAACAGTGTTAGATGCAATTAGATTGTATGTAGCCATAGTTAGGCCGCCTTAATTCCATAGAGAGTAAATACTGATCCAGTGGCAAAAGTTGACCCAGAGTTTGTCACAGATAATGTCACAGAAGTTATTGCAGAAGTACTTCTGTATAAACCTACACACGCACGAACAAGCGAAGCAGCGACATTTGCTCTTGATAAAACTGTTTTAAATGTAGTGCTATTTGAGTAATTAAACACTTGGAAAATACTATTTGATTCTGTAGTGCTAGATAATCCTATACTTGATTGGGATTGATTTACTTCTCTATCTGATACCGCTGTTGATCCATTTCCACTTATTATAGCCCGGCTGTAAATGGCAGAACTGTCGGCATTAAATTGTATGTCAACTGCAACCAAGGCTGCTGTTGTACCAGAAAATACAAGAACTAAATCTGTGTAAGTAGATGGTATTGAAGAAAAGGTAATAGAACCAGAACTAGAGCCTAAGGTCTGCGTTGCTATTGGATCGTATGTATTAGGCATAATTACCCCTTAATTCCATAGAGAGCAATTTGAGAGTATTGATTAAACAATGTTCCAGTTCCAGGAAAAATTGTAATACTACTAACTGCATCTAAATTTCTCCAACTACCAGAAGCAAGACCTATAGTTTCATCTCCAGCACCGTTGGTATTCAATCCAGTTAATCCTCTACCTGTTGTGTATTTAGATGTGTTTGTATAATCTAAAATGTCAACGACTCCTGCACCAAAAGCACTGGCAATGTTATTGTTAGATGAACCATAACCTAATGGCATAGATGTTGTATTTGTTCCAGCATCAGCATAGGCTCCTGTTCCATCTCCATACAATAAATGGTTAGAATAATTGCTACCAGTATCAGAATTAAATCTAAATCTTAATGCATCGTTGTATCCAGTTGCACGATTGCTTCGCATTAACCATCTAATTTGTAAATGTTTGTAAGTGCTAGGAATAGAGCTAAAGGTTACAGATGATACTCCACCCGAGCCAACAGTATTGGTGGCAATAGAGTCATAATCGCCAATAACTATAGGGGCAAGACTCCCATCCATGATCCCTACTGAGATGCCAAACATTATGCAACGCCACCGATGACATACCAAGTATCTGTGCCAGTCTTAATGCATGATGCGGCTTTGTATTGTGCAAGCGTGGGTGCTGCCGCTACTGCTCCAGCAGAAAGAATTGTTGTAGTGCCAGAGGTCACTGCGTTGATTGTACAGATACCTGCGCCGATGTTGATGATGTTGAGTACAGTGCCAATAGGAAAGGCTGTAGTGGCGTTTGTAGGGATTCTAAAGGTGCTTGCAGAAGCGTTGGACTGAGTGACAAGTCTGCTGTATTGGTCATTGGTCACTGCTGTGTAGGTCGTGCCAGTCTGAGCGTTGAGTGTGTAGGCAGGCAAAAAGTTCATGTCTGCTGCTGTGAGTACATCACCGCTAACGAATGGGTATGTCATTTATTCTCCTAGTATGCCAATACGGATGTGTCAAGGATACCGTATAATGTCGAATCCAAGATGAAGCCATCTAGGATGTTTTCCTGTGTTGTGAGGGTTGTGCGCCATGTGTTAGGCGTGATGCTGTGGGCTATGCCTTGACATTGGAGAGTCTTGACAATGGTAGTTCCCGCCACATTTACATTTGTAATTTGCATCGGATCGAAGTAGTCCAAGCCTAGAGCTGCTGCTACGCCTGCCCCATAGCCTAGAGTGACTAGATCAAGGGTAATCGTTTCGATCCTGAGAGTGGTGTCCTTGCGAGAGGCCACAAAGTTAGCGGCAAGGTTTAGAGCTTCTTCATCTGTCTGCATAAGCATGTCATTGGCAGTAATGCTGTGGAGAAAAAACTTATCTATCGAGTCTTGATTAGAGGCAGTCTGTGCTGTACCGCCTGTGCGTGTAACAGTAGCAGAGTTCACAATAGTCTTATCATCTAAGGCAAAGGTAATTCCTGCATAGGGAATGTCCGTAGATCCAGTGGCATTGGAAAAAACTGTAGGTGTTGCTGTGCCTGACTGATAGACAAAATCTCTATCTTTGAATACTGCGTTGCCAGCCTTGTCGAAGTAGAAGGCTCCCTGCTCTGTAAAGGTAACAGTTTCAATGGCTGCTAAGGCAGAGCGTGTGGTCGCTGGATCTGCCTGACATAAGGTGTTGCCAGTCATAATTGACCTAGCACTTGTTGGCCAGCCAATAGTGTCAAGAATCTTATCTACTCGTGTGCCAGTATCTTGTCCTGATGTTGAACCTGTAACGGTCGTTACATTGGAGTTAAAAATCAATCTAAATGCATCTGTACAGACTAGATCAACATAGCCAATTTCTTGATCTTTAGGGTAGGTGTAAAGGTATTCCTGAATGTAACCCTTGAAGATTGGATAGACAGTGCCTGAGTAATTGGCTTCAATAATGATTGAGCGTAAAGGTACGAGATTAGGATAATAAGGGCTTGAAGTGTTTTGTGGATTCCAGTCACCATTTTGATCAAGGATGCGAACTGTGGCTGTACCTGCAAGATACTTATCCTGAAACAGGTTGCGCTCCTTGCGTGTATCTATCTTGGAGACTTGATTAGATACATCGATAATAATTTGGCCGGGCTCACCTAGTACTGCAAAGTCAAGCTGCGAAGTATCTAGGATAAATGGAGTGGCAAAGGATGCTCCACCT